GCAAGCTGGTCCCAACGAACGAGGGAAATACAGCCTCGACATGGCAGTTTGGGAAAACACCAAGTCCACTTCTGATCGCGCTCCTGGTTTTACTGGCAGCGTGAAGCTGAAAGGCGACAAAGGCGACGGACCTAAAGGGTTTGCGAGCGTTTGGACTAACATGACGACCACTGCTTCTGACGACTTGTTCTGAGCGTAGTGCTGGCCCCGAGAGGGGCCTTTTCTTTCCCTTTTATTACCATGCACCTCGTCGATCATCAAATCAGCAAGCTTGCTGCAAACGATTTGTTCATGCCTTTTGTTGGCGAAAAACGCCGCATGCTTGACAATGGCACGAAGGCAATCTCTTATGGCCTGTCGCAAGCAGGATATGACTTGCGGCTATCAGAAGAAGAGTTTTTGATTGTTGACAAAACATCAAAGAATGGTCGCGCCAAAGTTGAGCTTGATCCAAAGAATTTTGATAGCACCACTCCGTACCAGGCTGCTCTCATTCACAAAGATGGCAGCAGCTTCTTCCGTCTGCCTCCTTTCAGCTATGGCCTAGGGCGCAGCTTAGAGCTGATCTCCATGCCATCCAACGTGATTGGCATTTGCGATGGGAAAAGCACCTACGCTCGTTGTGGCATCATCATCAATGTGACGCCAATTGAACCTGGCTGGGCTGGTCGCTTGACGATTTCCATCTCCAATCCCACTCCTTTCCCGGCCCTCATCTATGCCAATGAAGGCATTGTGCAAGTGATGCTCCACTCCATTGAAGAAGTTGGACAGGCTTACACTGGCTCCTACCAAAACTCTGCTACGATAAGCCTACCTGCCGTTGGCTAGTGAGTGCTCTTGAAGATGATTTCCTGGGGCTGTGGCAAAAACGCAGCCCTTTTTTGCTGCTTGAACGAGAGTATAGTGACATTGAAGCATGGGAAGTTGACTACCAACAACGCTATGCCAAGTCAAAACGAAGCAAACGCTATCGCCTAGATTTTGCCCATCCTGCTTCTCGCATTGGCATTGAAATACAAGGCGGAGTATTTATGCGCGGAAGGCATGTTACGGGCTCTGGTTATGAACGAGACTGTCGAAAGTACAACATTGCCTACACCAGTGGCTGGACCATTTTCCTGCTTACTTCCACCATGACCAAAGACCTTTTTTGGTTTGATTTAATTGCTGCGTATATTGATCAATCAATGTTGATGCTTCACCAAGCAAATCATTAGCTGCCATCAAGTCGGTGTCACGCTTGTCTAATACTTGGCGAAGTTGCATGTTTTCTAGCACTAAACTTTGCAGTGCTGTTTGCATGGAGGCCCATCCCACCAGCAAGTTACCAGCCACTTCTTTTAATTGCTTCATGTCGGTGCATTCTGCAATTGCCCTTTTGTTTACAGTGAGGGCAAATTCACGCTGTGGGCTGTGTTCAAATGGTCCCATGATAGTGACGCGCGTCTTGCCATTGTAAACCCTTTCCACTGGAATGCCGAATTTCATAGTGCTAGCAGAAGCCCTTTAGAACCATGGTAACTCACTATGGTATGCTAAGGCGCCCCTTTAATGCTGTCATGACAGGACACGCCCAATGGCGCTGGTGCCCACAAAAAGGCCTGGTGTGGGAAATGAAGCCAATGCCCCAGCCTCGAAGCAATTGGCCTCAGGAGGCTAGCCAGTTGCTGCCGGCGATGGTAAAGTGGCAGTTCGAGCAGCCTCGCCCATGACCTATTCAATTGCTGACCACCCTCCAATGGATCCGTTGGCTGACAGACATTTTGAGGAATGGTCAGTAAAAGGCTCTAAGCGTAGGCCATAATGGTATTGGACTAGCAAGTGCTACCTCCTAGTCCGTGACCAACTCAACTGGAGTGAGCTGATGATTAAGTTTAACCCCCTCCCTTCACTGGAGCGGCTTCAAAAAGTTTTCGAAGTAGATGACGAAGGTCGTCTTTACTGGAAAGAAAAGACTGCGCGGAGGACTGTCATTGGTAAAGAAATTACGGGAAAAACTAACAGTGGTTACATCCGAGTTAAGCTAGATGGGAAAGACTGTCTCGTGCACCGCATTGTTTGGTTTTTGGTTTATGGCGAAGACCCAGGGGCAGCATTGGTTGATCATATTAACGGAAACAAGACAGACAATCGCCCGTCAAATCTTCGGTTATGCAGCAACAAGCAAAATTTGCTCAACGCGAAGATTTCATCGCGCAATAAAAGCGGAATTAAGGGCGTGTTTTTTGATCCCCGTCGGTCCCAAACAAAACCTTGGGAGGCGAGGTACAAGAATCAGTATTTAGGATGTTTTGCTACCACGGAAGAAGCAGTCAATGCTTTGGCGGCTACCGTGGAGCGTTGCGACGACAAGGTTTTTTACCGCAACAGCATGATAGGATAAGCCGACACTTTGGGCATCGTATGGCCGTTTTCCCCTCCATTGATCCTCTTGGCGACGGCAAGAGTCAAATAGCCTTGATTGATTCGATGGGCGACAGCTTATCTATTGTCAACGATGCCAGGCAAAGTTTTGGTGTGCGGTCTGATCAATGGAGCGATAGAGACGCAAAACTGCTCTCTTACTTGGTGAGAAATCGTCACACCAGTCCATTTCGGGGGGTGGTCTTCAAGTGGCAAGCAAAAGCGCCATTGTTTATCGCTAGGCAGTGGTATAAGCATACAATTGCTTCTACATATGTTGACGATCAGCTTGGCTGGAATGAGCAGAGTTTCCGCTACTGTCCTGCTCAAGATGCAGAATTTTATGTGCCTGCTCAATTTGCTTCTCAAGCCACCAACAACAGGCAAGCCTCTGGAGAGCTGCTTGATTCACGGGGGCAGGTCTTGGCCGCTCAGATTTACACGAAGACTGTTGAGGACAGCAGGCAAGCTTACGATGCGCTTTTAGCCGCTGGAGTGAGTCGTGAACAGGCTCGTGGTGTGCTGCCACCGTGCATGTACACCCAATTTGTCTGGACTTGCTCCTTGCAGGCTCTGTTGAATTTCATCAGCCTTCGCCTCGGGAATGGAGCACAGCACGAAATTGCTCTTTATTCAGAAGCTTTATTAAAACTGGCTGAACCCATTGCTCCAGAAGTGTTTACTGCTTTCAAAGAAAACAACTTTTCCCTTTGATCATGAACGACCCCATCAACCCCAACCACTACAAACAAGGCGGCATTGAAAGCATTGATGCCATCAAGGCATTCATGAGCGAGGAAGCATTCAAAGGCTTCCTTAAGGGCAACTGCCAAAAATATTTGTTTCGCTATGAGAAGAAAAATGGCATTGAGGACTTGCGTAAATGCCAGTGGTATCTAGAGCGCTTGATTGGAGTGCTTGAGGAAAAGCAAAAGAAGGTAGATTCCGCTTTATTACAGACAAGACAAGGACCACCAATTGCTCTTCACGACTGCTCTCCTCCAATCGCTTTATATAAGGCACTTGGGCGCAATGCTTCATACGATGACTAAGCAGCGTACATAGTCAAAAGGGGCAATCGAGCCCCTTTTTTATTGTCCTCATGAATGGGCAAGGTACGTTGCGTTGCTTCACACCATGCTTCCCAATTACACAAATCAGTGTGTGCGCTCACAAAACTATTGGCATACACCCACGCCAGCAAAACTTCTTCCCTTTCTTCCGACCAAAATTCCGTAGGCCTCCACCATTCAAATACTGGCAAACTTCCTTTGCTTGCATTACAAACAAGGCATGAAGGAATAGAGTTCCATTTTGCAAAATGCGGCCCTCCTTTACTCTTTGGCACAATATGATCAATTGTTAATTTCTCGTTCCACTGGCCGCAATAAGCGCAAGCGCAATGACCGAAAGGCCCTTTAGTAACAAAGTCTTCAAAGATGCTTTTACGAAATCGACGTTTGGCCTCACCAGGCCGCAGTTCTGACAATGAATGAAGAAGCTCGTTCGGCCCGTTCATCATTCCCATAGCAGCACCAAACTGTCTGCCCATAGTTTAGCCACCAAAAGCTAGCTCGATGGCAGTGTAGAATAAGAGAAAGAACTGCTTAAGATCATGAAGGCCTGGCAGGAGGGTTTTGCTGCTTTTGCGGCCACACTAACGGCAACAATGCTCCTTGCTAGCGGCGGCATGCTAGTTGCAGTGAGCAATCAACAAATGAAAGTATCAGTGCAAATTGAAAGCATCACTGAAAAATTAAGCAGCCTCACGGAAAGCATGAAAGGCCTCGAAGGGCGAGTGCGAAATTTGGAAATTAAGCGCTAAGCTATGGGCAAATGCTTTTTTTGTCATGACTCCTGCTGAACTCATGCTCATTGGTGGCATTGTCGTTGGCGCCATTGAAACCATCATTGCAGCCCTTCCCATTAAGCCCAACAGCACTGTTGAGCTTGTTCTTGCCATCCTTAAAGCCATCTTCAAAACCAGTAAGTAATCATGGCTGAGCCTGTTCGCCTGTCTGAATTGTTCAAATATTACAAGCATGGTCTGCCGTATCAAGATGCGGCAGTAAAGATGCTTGAAGAGAAGCTCATGGCGGCCTATCCCGACCTCATGTCAAGAGATCAGGAATGGTTCAAAGTGTGGAGTCAGGCAGGCAAGCAGGCGGCCCCTAAGAATTTGGTGCTTAATGTGCCATACGAATCACAACGAGACAATAAAAGTGGAACAGGCTTCAGGGAATGCTTTAGTAGCAGTGCTGCTATGGTGGCAAAATTCTATGGGAAAGTGGGCAGTGATGATGAATACAATTCCATTCGCTCTCGCTTTGGTGATAGCACTGATGCTTCCAGTCAACTACAAGCGCTTCAGTATGTTGGCCTTCGCGCTCAATTTAAACAAAATCTAGGCATTACCGATCTTGAAAGAGAGACCAGCGATGGCCGTCCAGTGCTCACGGGATGGCTGCACCATGGATCCTACCAAGCACCGTCTGGAGGCGGCCACTGGAGCGCTGTAGTGGGCACTGACGCAACGTCCGTCATCCACAATGATCCCTATGGCATGGCTGACATTGTTAATGGAAGTTACAAAAGTGCTCAAGGTGGCAAGTACGTTCACTACAGCAAGCAATACTGGCTGCCTCGTTGGCAAGTGGAAGGCGCCAACTCTGGATGGGGAGTGCTCATCAATCAATGACAAAAGGTGCGCTGATCAATGCTTTGCTTTATGAACTTGCAAAATGGCTCATTGAGCGCAAACCAGCCCTTGCCCTTTCCCCATTGATGATACGCTTGCTTGCATGGTGCAGGCCAGACTGGGAGCAATGGAAAGTAAATGAGACAATGAAAAGCGTAGACAGCCAAGCTGCCGCCTTGGTTCAACAATGGGAAAAAGATGACAAGGCAAATCAAACCATCGAGTTGGTTCAAAAAGCTCAGCAATTATTCCCAGATGCAATAGTCACAAGCGTGCTAAATGCGCCCATTCCTTCCGTAATGATTGAAAAAGAAGCGGCGTCAAATGCAAGCGATGGAGTGAAAATATTGGGAGGCGAAATGCGTATTGCCTCCCTTTGGTCCATTGACAATAATTAGACCATTGGCTTTGGTGAATACGCCTCGTCATATTCAGTGCCAATGGAAAGCATTGCCTCGCTTACATTCTGAGGGGCAAAGCCGCAAGCCATCATGAATTGGTAGAACGCACGACAAAGTGCTTGTGGACTTTCTCCGCTGTAGGTGTGATCAATTTGCTGGTATGAACAGCAGTCAACCATTGACCCTGGTTCGTCGCTAAAACGATGGGAAAAGGAAAAGGAATTGACGGACGCCATAGCAAAGAAAAAGGCTAGCTCGTAGGCTAGCCCTTCATCATGCGCTTGTCAATCTTGCCATTATGCGCCTATGCAAACACCCGATACGGCTGCTCAGGTGCCACCAGGAATTCCTCCCACCCAGGCGGCAGGTCTCCGCTGTAGTTGACGTGGAAGCCAGCCAGCACCGTGGGCGCAACGATCAGTTCACCGGTTTCTGGGTCGTATTCACCGCCACGGGTGATGGTGCCAACCACGTCGATCGCACGGTCATGCGTGTAGGCGGCGAGGATGTCATCCGTAATGAACCCAGCCTCGGACGCAGCAGCGGTCCAGGAGTCAGCGTCGGGGAATCGTAGAAACTGCGTCATGGCTGGGTGATGGCTTGGAGGGTGGGGTTGGGTAGGCGGACGGGCCAGTAGGTGAGGCGTTTGATGGTGCCGTTAAATTTGGAGTTTGTACCACTAATCGCACTCGAACCACCAATATCCATTTGGTTTTCCGTGCCAAATACACTTGTCAAGTTTGTAGACGTTACCGTGTTTCCAGCATTAAAAGAGGCGCTTATTTGTTCGCTTACTTTATATGCGCCTGCAAGATTAAATTCATTGCTTAAAATTGTTGCGCTGGGGTTTGTTACTGAACCAAAACCACTAGCAGCGGCTCTAGTAATAAATGCTGAAGAAAGCGAAGCCGCTCTTGTGTCTATTTGAAAACCAGTTCCCCTTAAGGCTGTGCCTTCCGTAATTTTGAATGGAACTTGCACTTGAACTTCTCGTGCAATTATTCGGCCAAACCATAAAGCCGTCCCCTCCGTCTGGTTGTAGAACGAGCTAAACGCAGTCCCGGTAATGCTCGCCACATCAGCAGCGCGGGTGGCGGTTGCGGTCGTGGTGGGGATGTAGGAGGTGGCGAAGGCTCCGGTTTCTAGTTGGGCGCCCCAGAGAAATAGGCCACTAGTGCCATCTCCGGCATAAGATTCAACTCGGGCAGCACTTGATGATGTAACAATGTTCCATTGCAACCTTAATGTTCCTGTCGCTGTTGTTGTTCTTGTAACAATACATTTATACCAACCGTTGCCATAAGAAACAATGCTGGCAATCAATTCTGGATCAGATGATCCTAATATTCCAGTGCTAATGTTAAAATTAGCTCGAAAACTACCTAATACACCTGTAGCTGCAAACTGAAGAAAAGTTCTTTCAGCAGCCTTAGCAAAAATTGAAAATGTATAAGTTCCTGCTGCCTGAGAAGACGAATCTTGTCGAATGCTATGTTCTGTTGTTGTGGCTGCTTCGATCAGTTTGTCTGCTGTTGTGGTGCCATCAGGAGCAGTTGCTGCATTCGTAGTTTCACTAGTGTTAGTGTTTGTCCATGATGTTGAGAGGTCCTCCGACTGTAACACCAGATTCGTCCTAGCCTCTTCCACCAGCAGGCCGAGGCTTTCACCCGTGGTCGGGTTGTGGTCGAAGCGTGCCTCGTTGGTGGTGGCCGACTGCAACAACCCATCACTGCCGACGAACGTGCCGGTGCTGGCTCGGGTAAAGTCGACCAGACTGGCGCCAGTCTTGGCATCAGTCAGTGATTTATTCTCAGCAAAACGTAAGTCCAGTGATGGCACGGCAATGGCTTTGCGCCACAGTTCATTCTTGGCCCATCCAGGAACGGCAACAGCAGCACGAAGACTGGGAATTACAATACTCATGCCGTCACTTCTCCTGACAAAAGGTACTCTTCCGTACCAATCTTGATAATACTAGCAACAGCATATTGATAAGCAGTCTTAGTAGCACTTAGCGCACGCCTAACTGTTACTCCACTGGCACCAGAAATTGTCACTTGCCCACTGGCGGTTGTTTGCACCACCAAGCAATTAAAGCCATTTGCCAATCCTGAAGGTATGACGGCTGTAATGCCAGAACTAGCAGTAAATAAAGCCAAGCGATTGTTGTTAATAGAACTAAAACTATACGAAAGCCCTGACACCGTGAGGGCGGAAGCAGCAATTCCTGCAGGCCCCTGGATGCCAGGCACTGCAATTACTACGGAAGAGGAGTCGGAATCAACAATGGCTAATTGAACAGTGCTCATTTTTAATTCCTTGAGTAGGTGCGTTGAACAGTTGCGACACCCGTAAGCCAATAATAACGCTCGCCACTCGTACTAGTCAAACTTAAGTCATAATTATACCTTCCTGCTTCAATGCTAGATGATACGGCTGGTGTCATTGTCATTAAAATTTCACCATCTTCAGGAGCCGGGCTTGTGCAAACAAAAGTGGCCACTTGCGCTGCATTTATCAATCCCGTGAGATCAGAATCAATGGTATAGCCTGTAAGATTTACTGGCTCTGCCGCGTAATACTGTCCCGAAGCAGTGCCACTTACGTTAATTTGCGAACCGCTAATAGTTGTTGCCACCTTGAAATTTTCACTGGTAAGACCAGAAGCGATGATAAAATACACTGAATTAAGATTTAGTCCACAAGGCACTGTTGCTCCAGAATCCGTGGTAAATACCACTTTTTCTCCAGCAAGCAACGAATGGCAAGGCTTGATAAAAGTGACCAAGCCAGAAGCAATGGTAACGCCAGTAAGTGATTGACAATTCTCCGTTGCCCTTATTGATGCCTGCCAAGTGGAATTTTGGAGGATTACAGTGTCGTAAGATGCTGGGTAGATCATAGTCCCAATTCTAAGGTTAATATTGCTAAGTCAAATGTAACAGCAGATGCAGGGGTGAAGGCTCCTTTGGTTTCGATTTCAATAAATAAACTTGTACTACTTGCTGCTAATTTTACCAACCTGCCGGGATAATCAGTTTGCGTGTAAATTGAACTGCCAAAATCTTGTGGTGCAGGTAGATCAACGTAACCTAAATACTTGCCATGGTCAGCAGTTAGAAGATCAAACGGTGCATTATCCGCAATGGCAGTGGGACTTGCGTTGTAAAAATGTATTCTAAATGAAGCCATTCCTGATGGCACCGAAGTGTCGTGCGTTGCCATTGCAATTGATTGTATTAAAACATAGCCTCCGCTGGGACCGGCTGTACTTAGTGTGTGTATGGCTGATCCACCAGTTGCGCCAACTACATCGCCTGCAGTATAAGCAGTAGTATTACTAGGACGGTTAAAAGCAACGGTGCTTCGATAGGCCTTGCCGTCAACGGTAACGGAAGACCCTTCAATGTCTCCTCCTAGCAGAAATGCTTCATATTGTTCCCCCCCTACAATTCTTTGAGTCATGATTTGCAAGCGCTTATCTTACCATCCTACAGCACAACACCATGGAAATGCACAGTCTTGGTTGTGGTTAGTTAATAAAGAAAAAGGCCAGCCCGTAGGCTAGCCCTGCATGATGCGATTGTCAATCAACCGCGCCCTTGTCCTCTTGAAAGTTTTCGACCGTGGCTTGGCTTGGAATGCTTTCCATTGCCTTGTCGGGATAATTTCGGTGGGCCTGCTTGATGCTCGCGCTTAAGGGCTCCGCTGCCGCCTTTGCTCTTGACCGTCATTGTGTTTGAAGAAGAACGCTATCAGCTTACAGCAGCAGCCCAGGGAACGCCAGCAGCTTTTGTAGGAGCTGCCTGTTCATCCAATTGATCCTGGAGGGCTGCTTCAATTTGCTCCACTTTCTCTTCAGTGAGAGCATCCTTCACCCATTGAATTGCCATTGCTTCGGTGATTTCCGAGTAGGGCACAAGATCTTCGGGACGTTCAAAGCCAATACTGCCATAGGCTCCAGCGGAATAAGCAGCGCTTTTGGCGGAAACAGTGTAGTGAGCGGTGTAAACGTAACCATCGCCAGTCTCGCGCTCAAGATTGCCGATAGCCCAAGAGAAAACAGTTGTCATGGTTGAAATGAAAGCATTGTTAGCTTAGCAGAGGAATGGCGAGACACAGTAACGGCGTTGACTACGCGCCCTTGAGGGCAGCTACATCAGACTCCAGGGCTTCAATGCGCTCCATCGCTTCTTGCAATGCTTTGACAGCCTTCATGTAGAGCACCGAATAGTTGACTCCTTTGGTGACAGTGCCAAGTTCGTGACCCGCAAAGTCACGATCAGGTGCCTCATCAACAAGGCCGGGGCAAATCGGCTCAACTTCTTGGGCAATTAAGCCAATTTGTACATGAGTGGAATGGCCAGTCTCTTCCTTGAACTTGTATTTGCGAACTCGGAGCGCTTTGATGTCATCCCATTGTGATGTCGCATCAACAATGTTCTCCTTGAGTTTAACATCCGAGATTGCCGTATAACTATTGTTAGCGTTCTGAACGTTGCCAGAATCCCTGATGAACAGAGAAAAAGCATTGCCTTGGCGTACACAGGCAAGAAAATTGTAGGTGCTGTTTGTTGTATTTCTACTCGCGCTCAGCATTTGGGTACTGCCTGTAAATGAGGCATTGTCAGACCAAACATGGAAATGATCTCCATTAAATCCTGATCTGAAATAATACTGGCTAAGCGTGTTGTCAGTTGTTCCTGCCAAGATCTTTCCATCTTGCGTAATCCTCATCCGCTCCGTAGGACTAGACGCGCCATCTGCCGTGGTAGAAAATACCAGGCGGCCTGGCATGTCGTTAGCGCCGGGGGTGCCGTCTACATACGCTTCAATAGATGCCGCTGGCACCATATTTGTTCCATCGGCACCTTGAAAACTAATTCGTCCAATGCGGTCGTCACTTGTAGTTCCGTCTACATATTGAAGAATTGCATAAGCGGTACTTCTTGCTTTTGCAAGGATTAGCGCATTTCCATCTGCGGTTGCATCATTCCTCGTAATAGATAGCGATGCAGTGCTGGTGGAGTTTCCTTCAATTTGGGTTAAAGCACTCGCACCCCCTGCAAAGAAAAGGCCACGCGCAGTAGAAGTACCAACCAAGAGCCTGCCGGAGCTGTCGATGCGGGCGCGTTCGGCATTACTAGTGGAAAAACCAAGGAACCCGCCATCAAAACAACTTAGCTCTAGTGCTCCTGTGCCTCGGCTAATTAGCTGTGTGTTACCGTTTGCAGCACCACCTCGGATGATTCTAAATCCGTAATCCGTGTATGTTGTGTCACTCGTCATATCAAGAAATATAGTACTATTACTTGCGCCTTTTGTTCCAAGTTCGATATTGCCTACAACATCAAGCGCAGCGTTAGGGCTAGTAGTGCCAATCCCTACAAGGCCTGTGGCCGTTACAGTAACTCTCTGCGTGTTGTTAGTATTAATATAAAATGACTTATTGGAGATTGTTCCAACATAGCCAGCATCCTGCACACTACCGCCAACCGTGCTGCCACCTATCCCTACAGCAACTTTCGAGCCTGTGTCATTCTCAAGGATTAATGAGTTGTAAGTACTTGATCCCGTTGTTTTAATTAGTACAGGATCGGAAGATGCGCTTACTAAATGCAAAGGTGCGGTAGGCCCACTAGTCCCCAGACCTACTTTCCCATCGGATTTAACAATTAGCTTCTCTGTGCCATTAGTTGAGATGGCTACTTGATCTGCGCCAGGGCTGTAGATGCCGGTGTTGCTGTCCCCCTCGAAGGCGATGCTCGGGGCTGCTGCGGTGCCCGCTGTGACGGCTAGGACGCCGGTCATGGTGTCACCGGCCTTCAGCACGTTGCTGGATGCCGCTCCAGTCAGCGCAGCGGTGATGGTGCCTGCGGTGAAGTTACCGCTTGCATCACGCGCTACGATGGCGCTTGCCGTGTTGGCACTGGCGGCGGTGGTGGCTGAGTTGCTGACTTTAAGAGCCGTTGCGATGGTGGCAAGTTTGGTGTCTACGATTGCCGCAGAAGCACTTACGTCAGTATTAGTAATGCCACTAGAAAGTGCCAATTTACTATATGCAATGGCAGCGGCGCTGCTAATGTCTGCATTGACAATCACACCAGCGGCAATTGCAGTTACGCCAGTATTGCCAATAGTTATATCGCCAGACATGCTTCTACTTGTAGGCACCCCAGTTGAGCTACCCACAAGAATATTTGCACTGCTTAAAGTGGCAAGCTTGCTAAATGCAATGGCAGCAGAAGCATTGATGTCGGCATTAAGGATTGTGCCATCAAGGATCATCGTACTGGTAACAGTACCAGTGTCGCCAGTTGTTACTACAGTGCCAGTAGTATTGGGAAAAGTAATAGTTCTGTCTGCCGTTGGATCCACCACGTCCAAGGTTGTCTCGAAACCATCGGCAGTGCTGCCTTCAAACGTAAAGCTACCAGTGGAGCCAATTTCTAAGTTGCCAGTGACAATACCGCCAGATTTAGGCAATGCAGCATTAGCCAAGTCATAAGCAGTCTTCACTGCAGTAGATGAAGCAATACCGGACGCCGAAGTGGTAGAAATAGAGTCGGAAACTTTGCTCTGCAAGCTTGCGGCAGTAACAGCACGAGCAGTATCAACACCTGCTTGAGTTTCGGCATTGGTAGCTAGTTCTACCAAACCTTGAACAGTGTCGCTGGACAATGGAGTGGCATTCACCCATGCGCTACCATTCCAAATTTTCCAGCCAGCAGGAGTGAGGCTAACATCCAACCATGCTTCACCAATGCTATTGCCAGTGGAGCCGCCAACTGCAGGAGAGGAATTGGGAGCACTTGCCCCATAATGAGCAGGGCCAGTCTTGACAATATTGCCTGCGCTGTCCTTGAAGAACATGCCAGGAGTGCCGCTAGCAGTGTTAAGAGCAATCTGTCCATCTGCAATGGCAGAAGTGGGACGTTTGGACGCAGTGCTGCTGCGAATGGACTGACGAATGGAAGGCATTCCCTTAACTCCACAAGGACGGGATTATCAAACTATTATAACCGTTCAATATTCCCCTTCATCAAAAACACT